TCGAGTTTCGCCGTCGGGTTGAGCAGTTGCAGCACAACGTCGTGGTGCATCTGTTCTGCCGTCCAGTCTGGGAACGCTTCGTGCGGCTGGCGGTATTGTCCGGCGACCTGCCCGCCCGCGATTTCGACAGTGATCCCGCTGCCTATCTTTCCTGCGAATGGCTCCCGCCCAAGTTCGATTACGTCGATCCGAAGAAGGACGTGGAAGCTGAGATCCTCGCCATCAACGCCGGGCTTAAGAGCCGCAGGCAGGCGATTTCGGAACGGGGCTATGACGCCGAACAGGTAGACGCCGAGATTGCCGCTGACAAAGCGCGGACCGATGCGCTTGGTCTGAGCTTCGGTGCGCCGGTGACTGTCGCCAAAGAGGACTTTCCCAATGAATGACATGACCGAATTGCTGACCCGCCGTGCCAATCTGGCCCCTGCCAGCGCCGACCGCGACGCCCGCACCGTCGAGGTGATCTGGTCTACCGGGGCACCTGTGCGCCGCCGCGACATGGCTGGCCAATACAGCGAACGCCTCAGCCTCGCGCCCGAAGCCGTGGACCTGACCCGCCTGCAAGGGGCCAGCGTGCTGGATGCCCACCGACAATCCGCCGTGCGCGATGTGCTCGGCAGCGTGCAATCCGCTGCCGTCGATGGCCAGCGCGGTACGGCGGTGATCCGGTTCTCGGCCCGGCCCGAGGTGGAACCGCTCTGGCAGGACGTGCTGTCGGGTATCCTGCGCCATGTCTCCGTCGGCTATTCGGTCGAGGACTGGGCCGAGACCACCGAGAACGGCGCGCGCGTCCTGACCGCCGTGCGCTGGACCCCCCACGAAATTTCCCTGGTGCCGACGCCCGCAGACCCGGGTGCCCATATTCGAATGGAGAACAATATGCCCGATGATATCCGGAGCACCGTTGCAAACGACAACGGTGCAAATACCCGCGCCACGATCAACACCGAAATCCGCTCCATCGCCCACATCGCCGGGCTGGACCAGGCTTGGATCGACGGCCAGATCGATGCTGCCGCCGATGCCGACACCGCCCGGCATGCCGCCTTCGATGCGCTCGCCAGCCGCAGCGCGCCAACCATCCGCACCGAACAGGTCCGCGTCGAGATCGGCGAGAGCCAGGACGACCCGGCCCTGCGCGCACGCCAGATGGGCGAGGCGCTCTATGCGCGGATCAATCCCCGGCACCAACTGTCCGACCCGGCCAGGCGCTACGCTTATGCCACGCCGGTGGACATGGCCAAGGAACTGTTGACGCTGCGGGGCGAGTCCACCATGGCGCTGTCTCCTGCCAGCCTCGTCACCCGCGCACTGCACACCACTTCAGATTTTCCCATCATCCTCGGGGACACCGTGGGCCGCGTTCTGCGCGATGCCTACCAGGCAGCCCCTTGTGGCATCCGCCGCCTCGGCCGCCAGACCACTGCGCGGGATTTTCGGTCGGTCAACAAGATCATGCTGGGCGAAGCCCCGCTTCTGGAAAAGCTGAACGAGCACGGCGAGATCAAGGCCGGGACCATAGCCGAGGCGCGCGAGGCCTACAAAATAGAGACGTGGGCGAAGAAGATCGGCATCACCCGGCAGGTGCTGGTGAACGATGAACTCGGGGCATTTTCGGACCTCGCCCGCCGCATGGGTCAGGGCGCGGCCGAGACAGAGGCGCGGATCCTCGTGGCCCTGCTGGAGGCCAACAGCGGCAACGGCCCAACTCTGTCGGACACCAAGGCTCTGTTCCACGTCGACCATGGCAACAGGGCAGGCACCGGTGCGGTGATCTCCGATGCGACGCTCTCTGCCGCCCGGCTGGCGCTGCGCACCCAAAAGGGGATTGAGGACCGCACAATCCGAGTTACGCCGAAAAATCTACTGGTCCCGCCTGCGCTGGAGACCGTGGCCGAGAAGTGGCTGGCAACAATCGCACCTGCCACGGCCGCCGATGTGAACCCTTTCTCGGGATCGCTCTCGTTGGTCGTGGAACCGCGCCTTTCCAGCGCCACCCGCTGGTATATCACTGCCGACCCCGGCGAGATCGACGGCCTGGAGTTCGCCTATCTGTCGGGCAACGAGGGGCCGCAGGTCGAAAGCAGGTCGGGCTGGGATGTCGACGGTGTGGAAATCCGGGTGATCCTGGACTTCGGCGCAGGCTTTATCGACCACCGCGGCTGGTTCATGAACGCCGGTGCGTGAGGATGGCTGACCTCGCCCAACTAACCGCCTGGCGCGATGCCCTGATGGCCGCCCGCTATCAGGGCATCCGCACCGTCGAATACGACGGCAAACGGATCACCTACGCCACCGATGCAGAAATGGCAGCGGCACTGGGCGACCTCAACCGCCAGATCACCGGCACCACGGCGCGCATCGCCGTGGTCCGCATCCAATCCTCGAAAGGGCTCTGAACCATGAAGACCTACATCCAGAACGGCCATGTCATCACCGTGCCCACTCCCGCAGGCGGCATCGCGTCTGGAGAGGGGATGATCGTCGGCAACATCTTCGGCATCGCTGCCTTTTCGGCCGTCGAGGGCGATCCGCTCGAACTGGCCACCACCGGCGTCTACAAGTTTCCCAAGGCCACCGCTGCCGTGCTGACCGTCGGCGCGCGTGTGGCTTGGGACAACACGGCGAAGAACATCAACGTGCCAGGCGCTGGGCGCTTCCCCGTGGGCATTGCGACCGAAGCCGCCGGGAATGGAATTACCAGCATCGCGGTGCGGCTGGATGGCGTGGGGACCGCTGCAGCATGATGGAACGAGATATCCGCGCCCTGCTGGATGGCCTTGCCCTCTTAGTCGATGACACGAAGGGTGCGAGCCAGATTCTGGCGATGCGCAACTATGCAAGCATCATGGCCCTCTGCGCCGATCTCCGGAGGTCGGCCGCTGAATACGATGGGACATGGAACATCACCATGGTGATCGGCGAGTTGGAAAACCATATGGCGGCTGTCGCTGGCCTGTTCCCAACTTGGGATCTGCCGACGGATCAGCATTTCACAGGCGCTCGCGCCGCCATCAGCAAGCTGGCCATGTCCACGTGCTTCGGGCAGTAGTCGGGAAACCGGTTCGGCCAAGGGAACATCGCACGAACATCCGGCCATTCCTGTGTCGCATGGGTGTTGCACGGAAGAAATCGGAACGGCTGTAAGCCTTTGGAATCCCAGAGAAACGTGTTGTTCTGTGTTGCAACGCAAGAAAGGCGCCCATTGGGCGCCCTGCATCGGCCTAAGCCTTTGATATCTTGCTAGATTTTTTGGTTGCGGGAGTTGGATTTGAACCAACGACCTTCAGGTTATGAGCCGTAACCCAGCGAAACAACCAAACCTATATTTTTCAATGACTTACGCGATAAGCCATTGATGCAAAAACTAAATTCGGCCTTCTCATACGATTTTCACCGGCTTTCGACAGTTCCCAATGTGCTGCAAACGGCGTTCGAGTGTTGACCAGACGTTGACAAGAGCAGTGCTGACGACATCCGGAAAGTAATCGCCCCACGCCACCGCATGATCAAATACGTGCATACTTGGAGGCGGCCGCGGCTGTGTGCTGCCGTTCGCGGCGCGTTGCACGGGCGGCAGCGTTGCGCAGGGAGCTGCCGGTGCAATGTTGCAAACCGAAATCGCCTTTGAGGGCGCGATCGGCCCAGTGCTGCCGATCGAGACGACCACAATGCTGCGGCACAGCTTCCCCGAACCGGTCACTCGTGCATTGCGCAGCATTTTGTGCCCCGAATGTCACCGATCGGGAAGTTCCGCCGTTCGCTGCACCTGCACGGAAACCCATCGCTGTGGCGGCAGCATTGCGCAGGAATGCCGGAAAGAAAAAGGGCCGCCCCAGAGGACGACCCTTTCAGACCTTAAAGCCCCGTGATACGCAGAAGCCAACGCGGTGCAAGACCGAAGCTGATCCTCACGCGGTACACAGTACCGTCAGATCTGCTGGCTTCGAACGTGAGTGCTGCCAGATACATGGCAAACCTCCTTGTTCGTGCGCGGGGGTCCCTTGCTGTAGCAGCCACCACGCATCAGGCCAGTTGTCGGCGCTTCCATTCCAGCATGTGGGAGCCGACTACCGCTGCTATGACGAGGGTTAGATGGGTGCCCCCTCCACAGGATCAAGTAGTTCAAGTAAAAAAAGAGACCTCGCAGAGTCTCACAGCAGATTGCATGTAGCCTTTTCGCGAACGCACCTGCTTTGAAGATGGCACGGCTATCGCCTTTCATGGCAGCTGTCCAACTTTCAAAAATACTTCACGCAAACTTCAGCAATAGGCCGATCACGTTGCTGCAACTGCGAAACTTTCCGCCTTCCTGTGCAGGGCCTGTGAGTCGGCTCTGGGCTCTTTTCGCGTCGTCCTGCGGCGCGGGATGGCCTCGCCGACCCTTGGGGGTCAGCCAACTGCACACTAGAAGCAATCTAGCATAACTGAACATTCGCCAATACTGCCAACTTGGCTATTTTACGATCACCGCTACAACAGCTACCTGCCAACCATTATCTCGGAGATTTGGCAAAAGTGATTTCTGACTATCCCTCAGGGAATCAGTCGGGCCTTTGACCTCATAGGCAAACCTGCCGCCATAGGAATCGAACATGTATAGGTCGATTGTTCCATACATGCCTGATAGCCAGAGATTATTTTTACTGTATGCTCTTTGCGCCGAGTGAAGCATTCCAAGATTGTATAGCAAGTTACTCATATGCCGATTTCTTACTCTCCAATTATATCGCTTCACAGCGGAATCATTCAGAGAAATGATAGAGGCCCCAACCCAAGTTTTATCTTGCCACCGCCATTCGGGTAAGCTGGAAATATACGCATCAAGACGAACCTTGAATTCTTCAAGATTCGTGATTGGTGGAAGTGCGTGCCGTCCAGGCCTGCGAATGGATTGAATGAAATCCGTCAAGCTTATGTCGCACTGCGTATCACCGCATGGGATGGATTGCGACACTTCATACTCAAGCTTCTCAAGCTTTGTTAAGGAATCGAGTAAATCGATTGGAAATGTCAGGTCAAACATCTCCGGCATTTCTCTATCAAAATTTTGAAAGTTCTTTTCAATCTGAGTAGCAAAGTCCTGAGGTGGTTGCTGGCAATCAAAATATCTTGGAAGAACCGGGGATGTCTCTCGTAAATCAAAATATAATGGAAACTTCTTTTTAATATCGCTGTCACGATCATAACAAATACGAAGGATTTCAAATAGGTCGGATAGCGAAAAATTTGGATCCGAAACCATGCTTCTTATTCTTCGCAAATTAGCGCTTCCGAGATTTCCATAGCTAATCGGTGAAAATCGTGAAAACTTCCCAAGTAAACTATATTGCGCTAGGCCATCTTCCGATTCTGGGTCAACTCGCGACGCTAAGATGTGCAACAGTAAGAATCGCAAATCCAAATATAAACCCTTCTGTGCAAAGTAGCCGTAAGCAGCAGCCTCAACAGTTGACCAAGAACTTGATTGAGGTGCGCGCCAGAACTTACCATTTTTTTCAAGTTCAATCTCGATAATTGGAATGTTATTTTCTTCGCAAAAATCTCTATCTTTTCTGTTCACTCCAACTTCCTTTGCAATTACGTGCCGGGTTGTAACCTGCTAAACAAAGGCATTCACGTAGAAAGATACTGAAAAAATCTTAGAGGCACCAGCGCAGCGGAATCGAAGGGCACCCCCTCCGGGGAATTTTGCATTCCCGACCAGCCTTTAATCGGGCGCGCCGGTCAGGTGTTCAGTTTGGCTATGATCCGGCAAAATGCACAAAAACCACTTCGTGAAAACGAAACGCGCGTGGTACTCTTAGCCCCTCCATATGATTGGTGCAAAGTCTTAGATCACCCTCGGCCTACCTTCTCACCGGGGTTCGTTGATCTACTCGCCTATAAGGGACTTCCTGATCGCCTCGGATGCACACCGCCTGATGTCTCCCTTACAGCTGAGTGCCGCAACGGTGCGATCTATGTCGCGGGGCAGATGGCGGTGTGTGCAGCCCGTGCGTGGGCTAGTGCCGCCCTGTCGCGCCATCCTAGACTCGTGAATATCGTTGTCTTGGTCTGGCACTTGCACGGTGTCGAAGTAGGGGCACGGGTTCTTATTGTCTTGCTGGCTAATCGCTAGCTCCTGTCGTTGAGTACTGGGTGACTCGGATGAGTTGCCTGCGGAGTGCGGGGTGGCGTCTCGGGCGGGCGACGCGGGGCAAGGTGGACACATGGATACATATCTTAAGGGTCCGGCAGCACTATTATCGAAAACTACCATATTTCCTGTCTTCCCATGATGTCAAAAAAAATGTTTTCGGTAAAAGTGGCCTAGAAGTCAACTTGTGGCGTTGCATCGTGCTGGTCGGAAACGGGGCGATTTGAATGTCGACTCCCAGTTTTCCCACTCGTTTACCCTGCAAGTGCAGCGAACGACAGCTTGCCGCCCTTCGTGTCGAAACGTGCGTGGTGCAGAAATCGGGCCGCTTCCCTCTCTCATCATTGTCGTGAACGGCCCTTAGCGGCCGGTCGGCCTCGCGCGATGCTGCAGTGCAGCGCTCCCGAAATCAGCCATTCGTTGCGTTGCAGTATACTTGCTCGCATCTGGCCGCAGATCGCAGTCTGTCACCGACTGCCTCGTCAAAGATTTAGGTCGACCCCCGACGCTTGGTGCCCACCGTCGCTTTTGGCAGCCTATGAATTTCACGTTGAGCCTGCTACTCCATTACGATGCATTTTGTCTGGGGTGAACCATGAGCAGTGATCAAAAGACTAAGTTTGAAAGGTATGTCGAGGAGATAGGCGAAGACATAACCGAAACCGTGAAGTCAATGGGATGTCAGCCCATCCTTTTTGTTGGCTCTGGGTTGTCACGGCGATACATGAGTGCGCCCAGCTGGGATGAACTACTTGCGCATCTTGCGGCGCAGTGTTCTGCAATTGACAAGGGTCTTGGCTTCTATCGGCAGTCGCTTAAGACGCCCATGAGGATTGGGGAAGAGTTCGCCCGCCTATATCAAGAATGGGCTTGGGATGCTGGGAGCAATGAGTTTCCCCCAGAAATGTTCGAGGACGGCGTGAACGCTCAAGCCTACCTGAAGTTCAAGGTGGCAAGCCACCTTCGGGACCTTACTCCTCGTACCGCAGGTGATCTTGGTGATCCGGCGCAGCGAGCGGAGATTGAGGCATTTTGCCGAATAAAACCACACGCGATTATTACCACGAACTACGATCAGATGTTGGAGCTGATCTTCCCGCACCATGAACCGATAGTCGGCCAGCAGATCCTGAAAGGCCTTCAGTTATCTGTCGGTGAAATCTATAAGATCCACGGTTCGATAGAGGACCATGACAGTATTGTGCTCACTCAGACAGACTACGACGAATTTGCCAAGAAAAAGAAGTTCTTGAGCGCAAAATTGCTAACTTTCTTCAACGAACATCCGCTTTTGTTCATCGGCTACAGCGCGTCGGATCCTAACATTCAATCGATCCTGTCAGACATAGATGAAGCTCTACCAGTGAAGGGTGGAGTAATCCCGAATGTCTACATTCTGGAGTGGAACGGTAACATCGACACCGACTCCAACCCTGCCAGAGAAAAGGTCGTCGCGACGGGCGAAGGTCGGAGTATTCGAGTAAAGCTCATCGAGGCTTCTGACTTCACATGGGTGTTCAGTGCGTTCTCGGCTAATCCTGTTCTGAACGATGTTAATCCCCGCATCCTGCGCTCACTGATCGCGAGATCATATAATCTCGTTCGCCATGACATCCCAACCATGACGGTGGAGGCGGACTTTAAGATGCTTGATCAGGCGGTCACGGATTCGGACACCTTCGCAAAGCTTTTTGGAATAGCCAATATCAGCGACTACAGTGCGGCCTCGGCACAGTATCCGCTGAGCGCAACCCAACTAACAACTCACCTAGGGGGCACTGGTTCTTATTTGGCAGTTTCACTACTGAAACGGATCAAAGACGAAATGGGCGTAGACATTAAGGCGAGCGATAATCGCTACCATAGGGCGGAGCAAGTCAACACGTCCACCTTCCATAAGTATTCGACGGAGATGCTTGAGGTTCTAAAAAGGGTCCATGCTGGAGAACCTTACGAGCTCAATATGGGCTGAACATTGGGCTGAGCGCCCCGAGGATGCCTCGAAGCCCGGGAGCGCCCAGTTTTTAGGCTGCACGCCAGACAAATAGCCGCTTCTCAGGAGTTGCTGCGGCCGCGCTGCCCTAAGTCCGCTCCCCGCCCTTCCTGAATGGTGACGGCATGCTGTTCCTCGGCGAGACGATCGTCAAGAAAGGGCGGTGGCTTCCAGACCTTCGCCGCGCCCGGTGCGAGGATCCGCTCAGGGCCGACCTTGCCTAGTGCGAACTGGACATCGCAGAAAGCGGCACCCTTTCCGGCCCGCGCTAAGCATCGTCGCGATTCTTTCCACTTGGCGCTGGGCGCATCCGGTTAACCTGTTGAATTGTTTGTCCGGAATTGCTCGGCCCGCTTCAATTCCACCTTCCGCCTGTATTCCGCCCCGCCCACCATGCTCTGACTTGATAAGGGCGTGAATCTACGCCTGTGTTGTGGGACAAGGAGGCCGGATGCATGGTCAAGAGACTGAAACTGAATGAGAAAAACCTACGCGACGCTGAACTCAGGCCGGGCGTCAGCTATCAGATTTTCGACACCGAGGTGGTCGGCTTTGCCGTGAGGGTTCAATCCTCGGGCGCGCGGACCTTCACTATCGACTACCGCCATGCCGGGCGGCAGCGGCGTATGAACATCGGGCGCTGGCCGGAATGGAGCGTGACCGCTGCGCGCGAACGCGCCAAGGAGTTGCGCCGCGCCATCGATGAGGGGCGCGACCCTCTGGCCGTGCGGGAGGATTTCCGCGAGGCCCCGCGGGTGAAGGACATGATCGACCGCTACATTGCCGAACATTTGCCCAAGCTGGCGAAGAATAATGCGGGTGATCAGGTATCGATGCTGAGGAAGATGCTGGAACCGGCCTGGGGCAACAAGTTGGTGACCGAGATCACCAAGTCCGATGTTGCGCGATTTCTCGATTTCGTGGCGGAGGGCCGCCCTCGCCCGAGCAAGACGAAGCCCAACAATCGCGCGCGCAAGCTGCAGGGTCATAAGCCCACCCCGATCCGGGCCAACCGCATGGGCGAAGTGCTGCGCAAAATGTTCACACTGGCCATGGAATGGGAATGGCGTGCCGACAATCCGGCGCAGGGGTTCCACCGGCGCATCGAACAGGCCCGCGAGCGGTTTCTGGGTCCCGAGGAACTGACGCGGATCGCGGCGGTGCTCGACAACGCCGAGGATCAGCGCGGGGCGGCAATCATCCGCATGTGCATGCTGACTGGCGCGCGCGTGGGCGAGGTGCGCACCGCACGGTTCGAGCAATTCAACCTCGACTATGTCATCTGGTCAAAACCCGCCGCCACCACCAAGCAGCGCAAGATCCACCGCGTGCCGATCTCGCAGGAAGTGGTGACCATCGTGCGCCAACGCCAGATGATCGTCCCGCGCGGCAACCCATGGCTGTTCCCCGGTGAGGTCATTGGCCAGCCGGTGCGGGAAATCCGCCGCTTCTGGGCACGCGTCCAGAAAGAGGCGGATCTGCCTGATGTGCGTATTCACGATCTGCGCCACACGTTTGCCTCCCTGCTGGTTAGCGGTGGTGCATCGCTGGAAATGATCGGCAGGCTCTTGGGTCACAGCCAGATGCAAACGACGCAGCGCTACGCCCATTTGATGGATTCACCGCTGCGCGCAGGGGTAGACACGGTCGCCAGCATCCTGCGCCCGCGACCGCGCCTTGTGCACGATGCAGCGCAGGATGAGGCAGGCCAGCCGAAGTCAGCCTGATTTTCAGACTGGCTCTTCGCCGCGCAGCTTGCGCCAGAGTGCTGCGAGCCGTTTGCGGATCGTGCTTTCCTCTGGCACATCGCCTGACCGAGAGTTTTGTACGAACCAATCCTGCACCAGCGCCACCAGTGCTGTTTGCGTCTCAGGCACCCCCTTCTCGAAAACGAAGCACGTCAACCAAGCATACATCGCATCCCATTCATAGCGTGGGGTCGCACCCGTATTCGCGGCTGGGCGGCGCATCAGGTCACGTTCCTCCTCAAACTGCTGCACCGAAAATGCGGCCAGCAGCAGGTCTGACGATCTGATGGGCAGTCCGTCGGCCGGATCAGTCACTTTCAGCCAGGTCTTGCTGCCGGGAGGCAGAATCCGTTTCAGACGGCAGAGCTCATCGCTTGGGCCATATCGGCGGAACATCGGCATCAGTTCGGCAATCGGCACCTCGACCAATCCTGCGACGGTCTCATCACCGCAGCTGACTGGCGGGATGCCCGCCAGAACCTGAAAATGCCCGGCTGCGGCCCAGCCCGCAACATCGGCCGGAGGACAGCCCCAGCGCGCAGAAAGTTCATAGATCGAATAAAAGGCGATAGGCGGCAGAGGCATGAATAGAATCCTTTCAGACATGCGGCATCGTTCGGCCAAAGCCGTCGGAATGCAGGGTTAC